GGTTAAATTGATTTATTAAATAATATATTTAAAAACAAATGTATTATTTAAAATTATTATACAATGAACAACATAATAAGAAGATGTATAAATTATTTACTAAATACAAATAAATATTCATTATTATTACTAATTTTTATTAATTTAGGTAGTTATTTATTTAGATTTTCTTTATATAGAAGCCTAACTGAATTTATAAGTAATATTTTAGATTTAGATGATAACATGAACTGGACTTTAATGAATTATTTTTTAAAATTATCTTTATTACATTTAATAAACCGTATAAGTTATTACTACCTAAAAAAATCAGTAATCGGTACTATAAGGGGTTTATTTTCATATATAACTAAGAGAATAATTTATTATAAGATAGATTTTTTCAAAGAAAATTCAGTTAGTAAAATAGGACAAATATGGTATTATTTGAATAGCATCGAACATTTATTAGAAAAACTAATTATTGATATACCAAAAATAGCAATATATTTATTATATTACACATATACAATTTATAATTTTTCACCTTTAGCAGTATTTTTAGTAATACCTGTTAATATAGGTTTTATTTATTTACTTCATCCATTTTCAAGACAAAAATATAAATATCAAGAAATAAAAACAGAATTAGATTTAGATATGAAAAATAAATTTTTAGAAACATAACTAACGTAGAATATGTTAAACAAAATTGTCAAGAAGATAATGAAATATCTAAGGTAATCAAATCATATAATAATTATAAAAAGGTAAAGTTAATAGATAATAAGATAACAACATTTTTAGAAATTGTTTCAGAAATTTTTAATGATTTTTTAACACTTCTTATTTATTCGGTAGGTGTTACTTACATAATAAGTGGTAAAATGAAACCGATTGAATTATTATATTTAGCAGTACATACAGGTAATTTTTATATACAATTATCCCAGTTGAAGGATATATATGATGATTATAGAAGAATGACTCCAAAATTAGATATATTAAATAGTATAATTAGTTATAGTAAAGTTGAAGATAAATATAAAGTCAATAAGATTATAGAAAATTATAAACATGACAATGATAAGGATATTATATTTTCGAATGTTAGTTTTTCATATAATAATAATGATAATATTTTTAATAATAAAACCTTTATTTTTAGAGATAAACAAATCAATTTATTATTAGGTCCAAATGGTTCAGGAAAAAGTACTATAATTAAATTATTATTAAGAATGTATGATTTAGAAAATGACAATAATGATAATTCAATATATTATAAAGGTAAAAATATAAATCAATTACAATTATACAAGTTAAGAAAGTCAATAACATTTGTTCCTCAAGAACCGGTAATATTTAATACAACTGTATGGGATAATTTATTATATGGTATTAATGGTATCAATGAAACTGAAGTTTTAGAAATGTGTGATATATTAGAATGTAAAGAATGGGTATTAGAAAACAAGGATAAAACTACTGGTTTTATGGGTAAAAATTTATCTGGTGGTGAAAAGAAGAGGATACAATTAATTAATACAATTTGTAAAAAATCAGAAATAATTGTATTTGATGAGCCAAGTAATGCATTAGATAAATCTGGTATTATTTGGTTTGTTAAATTTATAAAAAAAATAAAAGAAATCAGTAATAAAACAATAATCATAATAACCCATGATACAAGATTAAATAGTATAGCAGAAAACATAATAGAAATGTAACTAATATCTAAAACATTTACCAAAAATATAATTATTATTATTAAAAAGTAAGATATCTTGATTATTTTTAATATATCTTAAAGTATTATTATTAAATACAATATGCATAATTTTAAAGTCGTCTTTATCCACGATTTTATTTATGATTATCTGTTCAGAAACATTTAATGTGTAAACTACTGTATTAGTATTATGGACAATTTTATTATAATTTTCATTATTAATTTGAACATAAAATTTATTTGTAAGTTTGTGAATATGGTTACTAGTTATTATCATCATATGTTTATTAACAATTAGGTTATTTTCATTAAATTTAATAAAAAGGCAACCAGTTTCTCCAATATTTAAACTTTTACTAGGAATTTGTTTTTTATGTATTGATTCAATAGTAACATTACAAAAACTATTATTGTAAGGTCCAATTAATAGTTTATCTCCATTAGTGATAGAACCAGAAAACAATATTCCCATAACAACTATACCAATATCAGAAATATAAAAAACTTGATTAATCATAAATTCTACACCATTTGTTTCAATAATATGGTTTGTTTTTTTATGAATATTTCTAAGTATTTTATGTAATATATTATGATTTTTACCATTTATATTAGATATTGGTAAAGTTAAATTGTTTTTATCAATTGTAAAATTATGTTCATTAGCAATTGTAAATTCCATATTAAATTGTTTTTCTAAATTATTTTTAATCATATTTTCATTAACTAAATCTATTTTTGTTACTATAAAAAAGTACGGGATACCAATATTTTTACAAAGGTTAATATATTTATTTATCTTTTTAGATACTAGTTTAGTAGAATCAATCGTAAATATAATATATTCTGGCAAGTGTGCCATAATACCAAAAATGGTTGTTTTAAAAAATTTATCTGAACCTGGAAGATCAATAAAATTAATTAGTTTATCAGAATTATTAATTATACTTTCCCAATTACCTATAAAATCTGAATTATAATTGATAACTTTTTCACCTTCATATCCAATAATTTCATATGCAATACTTGATGTAATACCATTTTTAAATTCATGATTATATCTAAATATACTATTTCTTGCACTACCCATACCATTATCAAAATTATCATAACATAATACACTAAGTAGAGTTGATTTACCACTACCTATATCACCAATCAATGCTACTTTAATATCATTTATAATATTAATATTAAAATTTTTTCTAATAACGATTTTAGAATAGTAACCCATATCTTTTTCATATGATATAGATTTATCAACAACTTCAGCATCACAAGATTTAACTAATTTATAAAAATTATTTAGAGAATCATTAAGTTCCTTTATTGATAAACCACTAATTTTACCATCATCGTCAATACCGATATAATAAATTGCATCAGGTATTCCATTATTTCTTTTACCTTCATCCATTCTCCATAACATTTGAGATGTCAATTTTCTATTTCTAATAACAGAAGCATTATTTAATTGTCTTTTATATTCTATATTACCTTCTTCTACTTCTGGTAATAATCTAAACGGTTGATTAGACATATTAATTATATATTAATATTATTAAATATTATCTATTTGTATAATATTTTCATCTTTTTTTTAAATATATTAACAAAAAATTGAAAATAATATGGCTTAAAAAAACCTATATATAAAAATATAAACAGATACTATCTGATAAGATATAATGGGTGTAAAAGGCCTAACAAAATTATTACAAAATTATGCACCAAATAGTATAAGTCAAGAAAATATATCAAAATATTCTGGTACAACACAAGCAATTGATATATTTCTAACGTTATACAAATTTATAATAGCGATTAGAAATAGTGGCAAAGATATAACAAGATCAGATGGGAAAATGACGAGTCATATATATGGAATATTTAATAAGATGTTAAATTTACTAGATAATGGTGTATTACCATATCCAGTATTTGATGGGAAAGCACCATCAATAAAGAATAAAACTTTAAAAGAGAGAAAAGATATAAAAACCAAAGCACAAACAAAATTGAATGATACGGATAATATTTTATCAGAAGAAGAAAGGATTAAATTATATAAGAGAAGTTTTTCAATAACAAATGATCATATAAAAGAGGTTCAAAAATTAATAAATTTAATGGGTTTAGAATATTTACAAGCACCAGGTGAAGCAGATCCTCAATGTGCAGCACTAAATATTGTTGGAAAAGTGAACGGTGTAATAACAGAGGATATGGATACTTTAGCATTTGGTGCTCCATTAATGTTAAGGAATTTTTCTAGTAAAAAAAAGATAATGGAAATAAATTTAGAAAAAGTACTAATAGGATTAGAATTATCATATGATCAATTTTTAGATATATGTATAATTTTAGGTTCAGATTATAGTAAACCAATTCGTGGATTAAATTCATTATCAGTTTATAAAAAATATAAAAATTTTGGTAAAATGGAAAGTTTTTTAGAACATCTAGAAAATAAAAATAAAGAATTAATTAGTCAAGGGAAATCTCAAAAATATATAATTCCAGATAACTTTAAAGAGTCTTGGATTAAAGCCAAACAGTATTATAAACAAGCTGATGTATGGGATCCAAGAGAAGTAGAGATATCATGGAAAGAACCTAATTTTTCAGGTCTTCTAAAATTTTTATGTGAAGAAAATGAATTTAATGAAAAAGAGATATCAAATAAATTAAAAAAATTACATGAATTATATAGATCTTATAGCAAATATGGGAGATTGTTAGGAAAGATATATTATCCTAAAGAAAATAATAAATCTATCACTAGAAGCAATAAAGTTCTAACAACTAACTCTATTATTATAGATACTAGTAAAAGTTTACCAATAGCCTTATAAATTTAATTTATTTATTTATTTTATATAAATAAATAATTAATTAATTAATTTTTTAACAATATTTGAATAACATCTTCTTTTTTCATAATAGATTGTTTATTTTCTTCTATATCTTTAAATGTAACAACTCCATTTTTTAGTTCATCTTCTCCCAAAACAATCATATAAGGTATTTTTTTATCAAATACATAATGTAATTGTCTAGGAATTTTAGGATTATTAGCATATGACATATCTGCGTAAATACCAAATTTTCTCAATTCTTGAAATAATTTTATCCTTTCACAAATCATATTTTTTCCAATTGTTGCAACATAAACTTTAGGAATATTTTCTTTTAATTTTAATTTATTAGTTTTTTCTAATATGGTAACAATTCTTTCAATACCAAAAGAAACACCAATAGCAGGAACATTTTTTTTTGTAAGTTTACCGATTAGATTATCATATCTTCCACCAGCGGCAATAGTTGTAGAAATTATATCTTCATTATCATATACAACTTCATATATTAATCCAGTATAATAATCTAATCCTCTAGCAATTGTTGGATCAAATATAATATTCTTCATAATATCACAACCTTCTAAATATTTAAATAATATATTAAATTCATCTGCAATATTTGTATTTATATAATTATTATTTATTAATATTTTTAGTATTTCATATGAACTATAATTATTTGATATATTTAATATAAAATCAATAATATTATTAATAGTATCTTTACTTTCTCCTTTTTCTGTAAGTTCTTTAGTTATAAATTCAGGATAGCAGTTTTTATCAATTTTATCTAATTTATCAATTGTAGTACAAACGTTAGTAAAATTATAAACACCACATTTTTCACAAACAGAAAGTAGTATTATTCTACTATTTAATTTAATTTTATAACTATCTTTATCAAGTATTGAATCTAGAACTTCGACTAGTAGATTAAGTATTTCAGCTTCTTGAATCATTTTTCCAGTTTGTTCACCTATTATATCAAAATCACATTGGTAGAATTCCCTAAATCTTCCATTTTTAATATTTGGTTTATCTTTTCTATAAACTTTACCTATTTGATACCTTTTAAATGAGGTAAGTCCATTATTTGCAACAAATCGAGCAAATGGTACAGTGAGATCATATCTTAGGAGTAACTCTTCTTTCTTATTAATACCATCAGTTGTATTTTCTATTTGATCATCTTCTAATTTATATACTAATTTATTGAATTCTTCTCCATAAATATTTTTTACAGTATCAAGACATTCAATAACTGGTGTATCAATAGGTTGACCTCCATATTTTATAAAAATATCTTTTAATGTAGAAAATAATGTTTCTCTAATTTGAACATCATTAGAATTAAAATCTCTAGTACCGCATGGAGTTTTAGTCGTCTTAAATTGCTTCTTTTTACCCATGATATTATAGATAATTAATTATTCTTTAAATTGCATATTATATTAGATAATTCAATTTTTTGCTTAAAAATTGAAAAAGAAAGTAAAAATATAATTACTTAAATAATTGTATATATATTAAATCAATATGAATCCTGATATATCTTATTATGATATTTTAGGCTTAGATAGAAATGCAACAAATAATGATATAAAAAAGAAATGGAAAAAATTAGCAACTCAATATCATCCAGATAAACTTCCAGCAGATAAAAAAGAAGAGGGTGAAAAGAAATTTAAAGAAGTAAATGAAGCATTTTCAGTTTTAAGTGATTCTGATAAAAGAAAAAAATATGATATGTTCGGAAAAGACGGACTACAAGGAGGTATGGGAGGTCATGGGGGATTTGATCCAGCTGATATATTTTCAAATATATTTAATAATCATGGTCACCAACAAAAGGTTACAGTAAGACCAGTAGAAGTACATGTTAGTGTTACATTAGAAGATTTATATAAAGGGAAAAAATTTAATAAATCTATTAAACGTACATCCCTCTGCACACCTTGTGAATTTACAGGATTTGAAGATAAAAAAAATCATATTTGTCAAAATTGCAAAGGGAAAGGTATTGAAAAAATTATGAGACAAGTTGGTCCAGGAATGATTGTCCAACAACAAATTCAATGTAGAAGTTGTAATGGTACAGGGAATGATAAACCGAATGTTAAAAAATGTACGACATGTAATGGTGAAAAGAGAGTACATGAAAATCATACTATCGAAATAATAATAAAACCAGGAATGAGTCGTGAAAATGAAATAAAGGTTATTAATCAAGGTCATGAAATTCTACCAGAACATAGACATAGAGATGGTATTAGTAGAGGTGATATTATTGTTAAACTTAATGAAGTAGAGCATCCTATTTTTAAAAGGTATGTATCTTTAAATGGAAGTGATATGAATCCGGCTAATTTACTAATAGAATTAGATCTTGAATTAGTAGAATCATTATGTGGATTTGTTAAAACCATATCCCATTTAGATGGAAGAGAGTTCTATATTGATGAATCATCTGTAATAAAAGGTGATGAAATTAGAGTTATTGCAGACGAAGGTATGTCATACCCTAATAGTACCTATAAAAAAGGATGTTTATATGTAAAATATAATATAAACTATCCAAAAGAATTATCAACTGAAAGTAAACAACAAATTTATAAAGTTTTAACAGGTGATGAATATAAAAATCCAGAAATATCTGATAATTTACAGAGAGTTCAAACTTTTACATTAGAACATTATAATCAAACTCATCAAGAATATAATAATTATAATAATGATGATAATAATGACAATGAACCAGGTGTGCAATGTGCACAACAATAATTTATTTATTTTTATTAATATTAAAAAATATTAATAAATATAATAATTATATTTCTATGTCTTGACTAACTTGGTTCATTTGATTATTAAATTGTTGATCAGACATTGGTAGTTGTTCTACTTGTTGATTTCCATAATTTGTTGAGGGTTGTTGTTGATGTGGTTGTTGGGGTTGTTGGGGTTGTTGGGATTGTTGTGGTTGTTGTTGGTGCATTTGTGGTGGTTCTTGATATTGTTGTTGCATTTGTGGTGGTTCTTGATATTGTTGTTGCATTTGTGGAGGCATCATCCTCATATGAGGAGGATATCTTCCAAATTCTATTTCTTCATCATCATCATCCTCATCCTCATCATCATCGAATTCTTCATTTTTTTTATTATACCAATTCCATAACATATATCCAACGACTGCTAAAAGTACAGCACCAAGAATATATGCATATTTTTTTTGAAGAGATTGACCAAAAATTGTAATAGTATTATTATCAACTGGTAATTGAGGAGAAACTACTGAACCAGTACTATATTGTGGTTGTTGTAATTGTTGTCGTGATCGTGGTTGTTGTACTTGTGGTCGTGATCGTGGTTGTTGTAATCGTGGTTGTGGTTGTGATATTCGTGGTTGTAATTGTGGTTGTGATACTTCTGGTTCAGCACCACCCATACCATGTGGTAAGTTATCTGTAAATACTTGTCCACCTGAAATTCCTACTTTAGGTTTAGGGTGACTTAATTGTGGTTGGGTTTTTTGTACTCCAGCCATTAAATTTGGCATATTTGTTTTATCTGTCATAATTATTTTATACTTGATAAAAAAAGATTTTTATAGACACAGTTCATAATAAGAAGTGCGTTTTGGTATTTTTTAATTTCTATATTGATGTGCCAATAATTCTATTTTATTATATAAATCTTCAATAGAACCATCATTTAAAAGTTTATTATCATAGTTTTGAATTAAATCAATACCTGCTTCTGAAATATGTTCATCTTTATCATAATATAAATTTGGTCTTTCTAATTTTATTACAATGCCACCAAGTTCATGTATAGCATCAACCTCATTTTGAAATCTAACATCAGAAATAACAACTTTATTATTTGGATACTTTTCAATCATTGTTTTATATTTTTTAACAAAACATCTAACCCAAAAATCATCATTAAGATTTGGTATTATTTTATTAATATCATTTCTAAAAATATCTGTTCCTATATATTGAAATATTTTTCTTGGGCTAACTCCCCAGAAGGGATCTATTTCTTCTTTTTTATTACCATAAAGTTGTTCATCTGTAAAGCCAAATAAAGATGCACAACCTTCTTTTAATGGACGAGCAAATGATCCTTTGACAAATCCATAATTATTTATAAGATGATCGGCACATGTATCTTTTCCATGTTGTTTTTTAGCTAATAGACCAATAAGAGACATAATATATAGTATAATTATTTAATTTTATATCAATTAAATTAAATTTCAAACTTTTATTAGAAAATATTGAAAATTAAATTTAATTAGCTTAAGTTATTTAAGAGAAAAAAGAGTTATATAAGTAATGTTTAGATTTGAAGATTTACTTGAATTAGATGAAGATCAAATATATAAGAAAAAAGTTAAACAACCTATCTATAAAAAGATTGTAAAGAATAATAAACCATGGGTAGATAAATATAGACCAGAAAAATTAGAAGACATAGTTTATCAAGAAGAAGTAATAAAGATGTTAAGAAAGACATTAGAAGATGGTAATTTACCACATACGTTATTTCATGGAAAACCTGGATCAGGGAAGACATCAACAATTTTAGCGGTAGCGATGGAATTATTTGGTCCAAGAGTATTTAGAGATAGAGTAATTGAATTAAATGCATCAGATGAAAGAGGTATTAATGTTGTTAGAAATAAAATTGTAACATTTGCAAAAAGTGCGATTGGATGCGATGATCCAAAATATCCATGTCCACCATATAAAATAATAATATTAGATGAAGCTGATGCGATGACAACTGAAGCACAATCTGCATTAAGAAAAACTATGGAAGATTATTCAAATATAACACGTTTTTGTTTCATATGTAATTATATAAATCAAATAATAGAACCTATAAATTCAAGATGTGTAAAATTTAGATTTAAACCTTTAAATAGATCAAGTATGTTAAATAAATTAGAATCAATATCAGGCAAAGAAAAATTAGGTTTGGATAGACCATGTATTGAAGCTGTAATAGATACTTCAGATGGAGATTTAAGAAAAGGTATAATGATTTTACAAAATTTAAAGTATGCAAAAATATATAAAAATAATATAAAACCTGCAGATGTATTAGAATTAGCTAGTGTTGTACCAGATAAAATTATTAATAATATAAAAAAAATATGCATTGATAATAAATCTGCAAAACCATATCATATTGTAAATTTAGCAAAAAAAATTAAAACTTATGGATATCCGATTCATAATATTATAAAACAAATTCACGATTTAATAATACAAAATGAAACTATAACAGATAATGCAAGATCAATAATTAATATACATTTATCAAAAACTGAAAAACGTTTAATAGATTGTTCTGATGAGTATTTACAATTATTAAGTATATTAATGTGTATCCGTAGTGCTGTATTAGGATTAGATACTATTTATAAAAATTGATTTATTTAAAGAATATATTTAAATATAAATACTTATAATTTAAATATGACAGAAATTAAATCTAAATTATTAGAATATCAAATACCACATGTTGATAATTTAGTAAATTCATTAAAAAAATATAATAGATGTTTAGATGCATCTGATACTGGTACTGGTAAAACATATTCAGCTATAGCTTGTGCGAAATTATTAGGTTTAAAACCATTTATAATATGTCCTAAATCAGTATTATCAAGTTGGATTAATGTTTTAGAATATTTTAATTGTGATTATTATGGTTTATCAAATTATGAATTAATTCAAAATTGTAAATGGTATACTAAAACTACAAAAAATGAAAGAATAAAATGTCCATATGTAAAAAAAATAGAAAAAAAAAACCCCAAAAAGAAAAAAAAACAATATATATATCATTGGAATTTTCCTACTGATACTATTGTTATTTTTGATGAAGCACATAGGTGTAAAAATAAGAAAACTTTAACTAGTACTGTTTTATTTACCCTAAGTCAAAAACCTATTAAAATATTAATGTTAAGTGCAACCATCGCAGACAAACCAGAAACATTTGAAATTGCTGGATATGTTTTAGGTTTATATAATAACCTTAGACATGCAAAAAATTGGATTTCACACACAGGAAAAGATTATGAAAATATAATGCAAGGTGTAAATAATGTATTATATCCGGATTACGCAAGTAGGATGAGAATATATGATTTAAAAGGTTTATTTCCAGAAAATAGTGTAAAATGTGTTTGTCTAGATATGGCGTGTGCAGAAGAAATAGAGAAGGAATATAAGATAATTCAAGAAGCAGTTGAAGAATTAAAAAAACAAGAATCACAAACAATAGCATTAGGGAAAATAATTAAAGCAAGACAACGAATTGAATTATTAAGAGTCCCATCATTTTTAAAAATAATTAAAGATCATTTAAAAAATAATTTATCAGTAGCAGTGTTCGTAAATTTTACAAATACTTTAAGAACATTAGGAGATGAATTAAAAACTACTTGTTATGTATTTGGAGAACAATCATTAAAAGAACGTAATAAAAATATAAATGATTTTAATGAAGACCGATCACGAATTATAATTTGTAATATGAGAGCTGGTGGAGTAGGAATAAGTTTACATGATACAAAAGGGAAATATCCAAGACGATCATTAATAAGTCCATCATGGTCAGCAATAGATATGATTCAAGCTCTAGGTAGAATACATAGAGCAAAAGGAATGAGTCCTGTTGAACAATTAATTATCTTTTGTAAGGGTACAGTTGAAGAGGGTATTTGTGAAACAATAAAAGAAAAAATAGAAAATATAGGATGTATAAATGATGGTAATTTAGAATCGTATAAAATTCAAGGGTTGATGGATAAACAATTAAATTCTTCAGATGAATTATCAGAATTTGAAATATTGTTTCAAAAAATCAACACACTAAATGCCAGAAAAGTTAGATTATTAATTGATTTGAAAGAAACAGACGATGAGATGAAAACTCTAGAATTTATGATAAATTCATTAGTTCAATATTAAAAATTGATTTAAAATTATATTATTTAAGGAAATCATATATATTTATAAATATAATTATATATGAACTTTTTTGTTGATACAGAAAATGGTGATAAACTTGGAGTAAAAATATGTTTTGATACTTATGGAAATTTGTACTTTGATATAGGACATTTAAAAAATGACAATTTATATTTTAATAATACTAATATAAAACCATTACACCAATTAAATATTGATGGAAGGAATAAACCTTTTACTTATCCAGGTGAATATAAAATAAAAGATAAATCATCAACAGATATTAGGAATTTAAAACTAGTTAATAACAATCTTGAAAAACTTGCCAAAGATTCTGTAGAATATTATGATGATGATGAATATGATTTAGATCCTATTCCTGAGGACAAATATTATATTGAAGAGGAAATATCTGATAATGATAACGAAATCATTGATGAGGAAATTTTAAATAAATATGGAGATTTAAATAAACCATTTAATTTTTTCAATGAAGACCCTGATTATGTATTTAGAGTAAATAAAAGAGAAGAAGGAGAAATTACATCATTATATGATACCTATATTTACATTCAAGATTTATTAGGGTTTAAATCTTCATCACCATTTGGAGAATCAATATATATATTAAAATTAAATGATAATAATCAGTTTATTTTTAGACCAATTGATGGGAGGGATACATCATATAAAGTACTTTTAAAAAAAGATGGAACTTTTAATTTTATTCCAATAAATAAATAAATTTTTTATATTTATTATCTAAATCATTACGATTAGAAAAAAGTAATTTTAATTCAACTTCTAGAAGTGTTTTTTTCATATAATTATTAATTTCTTTATATTTTTTTTTATTTTCTTCAATACTCTTTTTTTTCCCTAATTGTCCTAATTTTTCTTTTGCTTTTAATATATCATCAAGAGAAGGAGCGTATCCATTCGAAGATTTAGGTAATTCTTTTTTAATAGTGGGGATTATTGGTTTTAATCTAATATTTAGTAAATCTGATATTGACGGACTAAAACTATTATTTTGTTCAGTATTATTAGAATTATTATTTTTAGATAATATTGGAGGAGGTGATGGTGGTGGTGGTGGTGGTGGTGGTAAATTTGACGAATGTGATGAATGTGATGAATGTTGTGAATGTGGATGTATATTATTATTTATTTCATTACTATTATTATTTAAACACATATGAGTTCTTACATGTTGATTAGGACAATATAAACAATGATAACATTCTTCTATAATTGTTTTATCTTCATCAACTGTTTCATCAAAAAATAAACATTGATTAAAATTAAAATCTGGATATAATTTCATTTGTAATATATTCCAATTAAAACCAACATATGTATCACTATACCATACTTCAGTTAATTCAATAAATGATGATATATATGTACCAGTTTCAATTAAATCAGGTGTAATTCTTTTATTAAGAAAGTTATAAATATGAAATAAAAATTCACAACAATTATCATCAATTTTTTTAATAGGCATTTGTATAGTCATTGTTGGATTAAAATTTAATTTTTTTTTTAAACATGATTTTAACTTAAGATTTTTATTTAATTTTTTATTAATTAGAGTAAGTATATGAGTTTCTAATTTTTTTATAAATAAAAAGTATTTTTTAATATCTCCTAATAATGGTGATAATATTGTAACCATAGGTAAAGATTTTACATTAAATTTTTTTATGTTTATAAATACTGGTTTAAAAGTTTTTACTTTTGGTAATTGTAACCAAATTTTTTGTAATGGTTCATTTAATTTATTATTATATACATTAATTTTACTGTATTTATTAGAATAATTAATTGGATCAGTAATAATTATTTTGTCAAAGTTACAATTTTTATAATTTGTCAAACGAGATTTCAATTCATTACTCATTATTTTTATTACAAAATATCTATTTAAGTGTGCGATTATAATAAAACTTAAAAATAAATTATTATAGTAAATATAATGAAAAAGGTAAAGACAAACGGACCAGCAAGAACATTTGAAGAAGCATTAGCTAAAGGTAATAAATTTTGGTCTACTCAACCAGTACCAAATTTGGCTGAAAAGATAACAACAGATGGTGAAATAACAGAATTTAATGATGAAATTAAACAAAAACCATATCAATTACCAGAAGGTTATGAATGGATAAATTTTAATATGGAAAATAATGAGGACATAGAAAAAATATCTAAATTTTTGGATAAATATTATAAACCAACAAATGGTTTATTTGTACCTAGTTATTCAAATGAATTTTTTGAATGGTATTTTAGGAATAAAATTACTAATAATTTATGTTTTGGGGTTAAATTAAAGGAGAATGATTTATTAGTATCTTTTATATCAGGTATACCAAATAAATATCAAGTAAATAGAAATAAATTAGATTTAGTAGAAGTTAATTTTTTGTGCATACATCCAAAATTAAGGAATAAAAGATTATCTCCAGTATTAATAAAAGAATTAACTAGAAGATCAAGAATAGAAGGTTTTAAACATGGAATTTATACAACAGTTAATTATTTACCAAAACCATTTTATACAACTAAATTTTATCATCGTGCATTAAATCCAAAAATTTTAGTAAATAGTGGATTTATAAAACTAGAAGATAATATATCATTAAAAATGATGAAACAAACTTATAGACTACCAGATGAATCAGATTTTGATGAAAATGATGAGGAATTAGGTCAGACAAAATTTTTAAAAATGGAAGATGAACATTTAAACGAAGCATATGATGTATTAAATAATTATTTAGGTAAATATAATTTATATGAAATTTTTACATTTAAAGATTTTTGTCATAGATTCCATAATAATAATATTGTAACAAGTTATGTATTGACTGATAGTAATGGAACTGTAGTTGATTTTGTAAGCTATTGTAAAATACCTTACAAACCAGTTAAGAAAGATAATAAAAATAATAAATATGATAAAATAAAATCAGGTTATCTATATTACTACACAAGTAATTATGAAACACCGTATAGATTAATAAAAAATATATTAATTATAGCAAGAGATGAGGGTCAATCTGTTTTTAGTTGTACCAATATTATGGAAAATAATGATATTTTAAGAGAGTTAAATTTTGTTGAAGGTGGAAGTAAATTAAATTATTATTTATATAATTGGAAAGTTCGTGATATGTTAAATAATCAAATAGCTAAACCATTGTTTTAATTTTTATTCTTAATCGTATAATAATTAATATCATCAACCTTTCTAACAGTTAAAGAAAACTTTATACTTGCTAAACATCTTTGTATAAAGTATAAAATATATCTATCTTTAATTTCATCACTATCTGTATCATCGTCAATATTAAAAGTGATTTCTAATTTTTTTATAATATTACTACTAAATTTTCTAAGTATATCTCTATTATGTTTAAGATCTTTTAAAAGGATTCCTTCTTTAATATTTTTGAATCCAATAAGAGATTTAAGTTTAAATTTTTCTGGATAGTTTAACCATTCATTTATAAAATCAAGTATTATATTATATTTATCCTTTAAAAGATTTAATTCATATTGTTCTACTGATTTAAAATATTTTGTAACAGATCCACCATTATATTGGGGGACATTCATTTTATTAACTTATATATATAAATGTTAAAATATTTATATATATATTATTAATCAATTTTTTTAGATTATTAATCAAATAAATAAATTATTAATCAAATAAATAAATTATTAACGTCTTTTGGTTTTAGCATGTGATGTTGAAGTATGAGTTTCCGAACTATTGTCTTTATCACTTTTGTCAAATGTTACACCAATACCATTATCAACATTGGTTTCTTTTTCAAGAATAATAGTTTTTTCAGTGCAAGTATGTAGAGGTAGAGGTAGAGGTAGAGGTAGAGGTAGAGGGGAATGACGATGTTTCACTGCAGAAGCAAATGCTACTCCATCAGAAAAAGTTAGTTCATTATCTCTTAGTGTATCATGATGGTGTACATGTGTTTCATGTACTGTTGTTGTACTGGTGGGAATGGTCGGAATTTATGTTGAAGTCACATTAGTTGTAGTATGTTTTCTACTAAAAGAAACTGGTGTTGAAACTGATGCACTGCGATAACGGTGATGATTTTTTATTTGTGTTTTATTGTTTGTATCTGAGAAACAACATAAGAAAATTATACAAAATACAAATGTAAAAAAGATTAAAGGTATTAGTAAATCATTATTTTGATTTACTAATTCATTATAACCCCTATAATATACTATCTTTTCTTTGACAACTTTTTTAGTTGTAGTTTTAGAATTACCAGTATATTCTAAATTAAATTCTGCTCCGCAACTTCCTTTAAGAATATATGGATCTTCTGGATAATCATATCCTTCACAAACTACATCAACATAACTAAGTTTAATATCCTTATCAAGTTCTGCTTCACATTTCCAATTTATATCTTCTCCATCAAATCCAACATTTTTACATTGAATACTATTAACCCTGTTAGATTCTCTCAAGGCTTTTCCACTAATACAAGTTAATTGAGGGATTGGATTATTTCTCCTACCGGTTGTCATTTCACCTCTTCGTAATGTAAGGACTTGTACATCTTGAAGAAGAATTCTATCTTTATTCCAGTTTGAATTATAAAATGCAGAACTTGTTGAACAGAACGCTAGTAAAAGAAATGTGAAAATTATAACAACTCTCATATTTTATAGGTAATTACAAATACAATTAAATATAGGATTCAACTATTAAATTAATCAATTTTTTTCAAATTAATTTTAATAATTAATATTAGTATGAAAATAGTAAAATCTTCAAATGATAAAAGAAATTATAGGCATATAATTTTACCAAATAAATTAGAAGTTATTTTAGTAAGTGATCCAGATACAAAATTTGGTGCTGCATCATTAACTGTAAATATTGGTCACTATTATGATCCAAAAGATTATTTAGGATTAGCTCATTTTTTAGAACATATGTTATTTATGGGAACAGAGAAATATCCAGATGAGAATCATTATGGTAAATTTTTAAATAATCATGGTGGAAGTTCAAATGCATTTACTGCTGAAGAAATAACAACTTATTATTTTGATACAGATGTTAATTATTTAGATGAAGTTTTAGATATATTTGGACAATTTTTTATTTCCCCTTTACTTAAAAAGGAATCAGTAGATAGAGAAATTAATGCAGTTGATTCAGAACATTCAAAAAATTATAATAATGATCCATGGAGATTTAATAGAATGATAAGATTAATATCAAATGAAGATCATCCTTATAGTAAATTTAGCACAGGTAATTTAGAAACTCTAAAAAAGTCAAACATTAGAGAAGAATTAATAAAATTTTACAATAAATATTATTCTGCAAATCTTATGAAATTATCAGTTGTAAGTAATAAAAATCTGGATGAAATTGAATCAATTGTAACTAATATTTTTAGTAAAGTACAAAATAAAAATGTAACTAAAATTACATATAATAAAAAGCCATTTGATCTATCTAATGTTAATAAAAATTCGAAATGTTTAAAATTAGTAAAGATGGTACCAATTGCGGAAGAACAACTTTTTCATCTATATTTTCAGTTTCCGAATCTAGGAATACATCATAAATATAAACCATTAGATTATTTTTTAAATCTAATATGTCATAAAAGTAAAGGAGGTATTTATTATAATCTTAAAGAAAAAGGTTTAATTAATAATTTACATTGTGATTTAGACGAAGATGAGTCAACAACAATATTACATATAATTTTTGATTTATCAGAAAATGGTTTTAAATATATCCCAGCAATTAAAAATATATTTTTTAGTTATATTAATATTTTAGAAAAAGAAGGATTCCAAGAAAGGTTTTATAATGAATTAAAGATTATGGGTGATTTAAATTTTAAATTTTTAGATAAAATAGATCCAATAGACTATGTTGTAAACATTTCATGTGATATGGTTTCAATGCCAATAACTGATATTTTAACAAATAGATATTTATATAGTGATGATTTAAAAGAAGTAGAAAGATTAGTACTTGATATGTTTAAAGGTTTAAAAGAAGAAAATAGTATAATAATAATTAGCTCTAAATATTATAATGATATAGCTATTAATAAAGAGAAATTTTATGGCATAAAATATAAATTAAAACATAAACCCACATCACTAGGAAAAGAGTTTCTTAATTTATCTATTAATACTAAATTAATATTACCAAAAAAAAATATATTTATACCAAATGATACTTCTCTTATTGATGGTATTAATACAAGATATCCAAAAAAATTAAATATAAATAATAATTTATTAAATGTTTGGTATAAAAAAGATAACAAATTTAATAAACCAGAAATAATTGTTGAAGCTAAAATAATTACTAATGAGATTAATACAAACTTGCGATCCTATATAATATCAATATTATATAGTATGTTGATAGATTATAAACTTAAAAGTTTTTCTTATTATGCTTCTTTAGCAGATTCATTCATAAATATAAGCATTTATGAAGATAGTTTAAATATATCAATAAAATGTTATAGAGATAAAATAAATCTAATACTAAAAAAGATTATTGATACAATAAAAGGATTAAAAATAGATAAAAACATTTTTGAAATAGTAAAAAAAAATTATAAAAAACAATTAAATAATTTCATTTATTATCCTCCTTATAGTCTTGGTTTAGAATATTTAAAAGAAAAAACCTTACACATTTATTATACATTTGAAGAACAATTGGAGATTATTGATGATATTGATATAGAACAAATAAAAATTATAGATAATTGGTTAAAAAACAATGAAATAAAATGTCTAATTCAAGGTGATATTAACAAAAAATTATGTATTAATATAATTAAATATTTTGATGTATTTTATGATAATACAAAAAAAATATCACATGATCCTAATTATACAATTCCTCTCAATCCAGGTGATGAAAATATTTATATTAAAAAATTATACAATAATAAAGAAAAAGATTCTTTAATAAAAATTTTTTATGAAATAGATACTATAATTCCAGGAGTCACAAAAAATTGGAATAAAAAAATTGTATATTTAATGATGATCCATAAATTAACACAAGAAAGTTTCTTTGATACATTAAGATCAAAAGAACAATCAGGTTATATAGTGAAATCTAAAATTTTAGTTTTAGGTCCTAATAAAACATCAATAACAGGACTTTCTTTTTTTATTCAATCTTATAAAAAAACTCCAGATTATTTACATAAAAGAATATTAATTTTTGTAAAAGAAATGTATAATAAAATATCAAAATATGATAGTAAGATATATGACAAATATATAACTTCTGCAATTAATAGTTTATTAAAAGAAGATTATACTTTAGGAGAAGAATTTAATAGAAATTTTAATGTAATATTAGATGGTCATAATATATTTAATTATAAAGAAAAATATATTGAAACACTAAAAAAAACTAAATTGAGTGATGTATTAAAATTTTTTAATGAGTATTTTATAAATGAGAAAACAAGAAAAATACGAATAATTAAGTTATATAGTTTTAAACATTATGATAATTTAATAACAATATAATTAGAAAAATTGATAATTAAATAAATTAAACTATTAATAATATAAAAGATTATTAATAGTGTCATTTTAATGGATAATAATAGTGATAATAATAATAATAATAATAATCTTTTAAAGGAAGCAATTAAATCTTTTGAATTTGAAGAACCTTGTGAGATTGATAATATTGAACAACCCTCAGTAAGCGAGGAAGATTTACGAGAATTTTTAAAGAAATTTCAAGATCTATCAACTGAATCAAAAAATATATTATTATTAGATGTTGCAAATAATAATATCATAAATCCAAATGAAAATAAGTTTAATTCTATATCAATGAACTCTTTAAAAAAAATACAGCTAAAAAAACATATTGATAATTATATTTTAGATAATAATAAAATGGATACAGATAATGATTAATATAAAAAATTGATATTTATAATAATTAATAAAATACTTCTATAATTTGGATAATTAAAAATTATAATGGGTAGAAATACAGGTAATGGATCTAGGATTGGGGTAACTGGAAATAGAAGCCAAACATATAACTCAACAACTGATAAATTTATTAAGAGAGATACTACTACTGGTAGATTTATATCTTGTAAAGATACACCTTATAAAAGTATCCGTAGAGATGAAAAAGCCAAACAGAAAGATGATGAATTAAAACAAAAAGTTATTACAAATAAAGATAAAACTCAAAAACCACAAAAGAAACCAATTATTAAAGATAAACATACACAAAATAAACCAGTTGTTAAAAATAAACCAGTTGTTAAAAATAAACCAGTTGTTAAAAATAAACCAGCTGTTAAAAATAAACCAGTTGTTAAAAATAAATCAGTATTAAACAAAAAAAAGTAAAAATAATTTATTTATTAGTGGGTTTAGTTATTATATAAAGAATAATTAATAAAATTATAAGTATGAGTTACAAAGTTTTTAAAAAACTTTATGATAAAATTTTTACATTAAAAGAATATGAACAGGTTTTATTATTTTATAATGATTATAATGAAAGAACTAATAATAATATTGAAAAAGGCTTGTTGAAAAGCTTATTAAATAAATATAAATTTATAAAAAAAATAGATCCAGATATTTTTTATATTTATATTGATATAATTAATAGTTATTCTGTTTATAATAATCCAGAAAATTTAATTAATGATATAAAAAATAAAACTAAAGACGAGGCCCAAATAAATACAATAAACAGAATAATTAAATATAAAAAAAACATAAATTACAAGATGAATACAATTGATCAATTATTAAAAGATGAATCAGAATTGGATGATAATTTATTTATATATAATGATTTAAAAAAAATTTATAAATCATGTCCTCATTGTAATAAATTATTTATTGGAAATAAAAAAACAAACTATTTAATTTGTGGATTTACATATAAAGGGTTTGATTGGAAAGGTTGTGGTAAAGACTGGTGTTTTAATTGTGGTAAAAAGCTTTGTAAATCTTGGAATATAAATCAATTATTTAATACTAATAATAGATATCATAATGATAAATGTTGTAAATCACATGCACATAAATTAACAGAAAATTATACAGAAAATTACTGTCATTGTAAAGAACTGTATGTTAATAGAAATAAATCATAATTATTGCGTAATATGGAAAAAATTTATTTATTTATATAAAATATATGAATTTTACACTTAAAAATAATTCACACGCGAATAATACTAGTTTATTAAATAATTATGACGCAGTTACTAAAGAGTTTTGTAAAGAATATTATTATAATTTTAATTTAGACCATAATCTTCTTTCAAAATATTACAAAAATACATCATTAATTACATTTATGGATCATGAATTTATGGGTTTTAATCAATTAAATAATTTTTTAAATTCACAAGGTATCTATAATTTTAAACATTACAAATTTCATGTAAACCCTCAACCAGTAAGTAATGATGGTCTTGTAATTGTAGTAAATGGATTTTTAACATTAGGTAATTCACCTTGTTTACAGAGATTTAATGAAGTACTTATGTTAAAAAAGGACAATAATAATAATTTTTTTATTTATCAAAGTATTTTTACAATAGTAGAATAATAGAAAAAATTGATTTTTATAATATCAGAAGGTACTATAAATATTATAATTATACTTAATAGTAATATCTATCTATATTAAGATGTCTCAAGTTGCAACTACTTTTACTCAATCAAGTGATGGATCTTTATCAAAATTAGAAGAGTCTATTTTAAAACTATGGAAAGATCAACATATTTACGATAAGTTAATTGAACAAAATAAAAATGGAGAGAAATTTAATTTTTTGGATGGACCTCCGTTTGTTAGTTCTGATAATCTTCATCATGGACATATTCTTGTAGGATTTATTAAAGATACAAAACTTAGATGGGAAAGAATGCATGGTAAAAATGTATCTAATAAGATTGGATATGATACACATGGTTTACCAATTGAAATGAAAATTAATGAAAAACTTGGTATTAGTACAAAGCAAGAAGTTGAAGAATTTGGAATTGAAAATTATAATAAAGAATGTAAAAATACTATTAAAAGTTATGCTGGAGCTTGGCAACCAATTTATGATCGTATTGGTCGTTGGGTTGATTTTAATAATGAATATAAAACACTTGATACAAATTATATGGAAAGTATCTGGTGGGTATTTAAACAATTATGGGACAAAGGTTTGGTATATCGTGGTTTTAAAATTATGCCATATTCTACAAAATGTACAACCCCTTTATCAAATTTTGAAGCTGGACAAAACTATAAAGAAGTCACTGATCCTTCAGTTTATGTAAAGTTTAAGTTAGAAGGTAGTGATAAATTTGTAATTGTTTGGACTACAACTCCATGGACACTTCCGTCTAATCTTGCTCTTTGTGTTAATCCTGATATTGATTATGTTGAAATTAAGGATGATAATACTAATGAAATTTATATTCTTGGAAAAAATAGTTTAGAAAAGGTTTATACTAAACCAAAAAAGAACAAAAACTGGACACCTCCTTATAAAATTAATGCTACATTTAAAGGAATTGAACTAATTGGTAAAACTTATGAACCGATGTTTAATTACTTTTCTGAAGGAAGATCTTTTAAAGTAATTAAAGGTGATTTTGTTGATGAAACTAGCGGTACAAGTATTGTGCATACTGCTCCAGCATATGGAGAAGATGATCTTAATGTTTGTCTTGATAATAATATTATTACAATTGAAGAGGTTGGTGATTTTTGTCCTACTGATGATAATGGTTGTTTTACTAGTAAAGTATCTGATTATGAAGGAGAATACTTTCTTGATACTAATAATAAAATCATTGAATATCTTAAGAAAAATAATATTTTAGTTAAAAAGGAAATGTACAAACACAAATATCCTTTTTGTTGGAGAACTGATACTCCCCTAATGTATAGAGCAGTTTCTAGTTATTTCATTCGAGTAACTGCTCTGAAAGATCGTTTACTAGATAATAATAGTAAAGTTAACTGGGTACCAAAAAATGTAGGAACAGGACGTTTTAATGAATGGCTCAGTAATGTTAGGGATTGGGGTGTATCAAGAAGTAGATATTTTGGTACTCCTTTACCAATTTGGGTTTCAGATGATGGTGAAGAGATGATTTGTATTAGTTCAATTGATGAATTGGTAGAATTAGCTGGGTTAGATTATAGACCGTCAGACCTTCATCTAGAATCTGTTATTAATATTAAAATTCCTTCTAAAATGGGAAAGGGTTATCTAAAAATAACTTCTGAGGTCTTTGACTGTTGGTTCGAAAGTGGGTCAGCACCCTATGCTCAACTTCATTATCCTTTTGAAAATAAAGATGCATTTGATAATAAAGATTTTATGGCAGATTTTATTTGTGAAGGTATTGATCAAACTAGAGGTTGGTTTTATACATTAATGGTTTTATCTACTGCACTATTTGATAAACCTGCTTTTAAAAATGTAATTTGTTCAGGACTAATTTTAGCTGGAGATGGTAGAAAAATGAGTAAAAGACTATCAAATTATTCACCTGTTCATGAAGTCTTAGATACATATGGAGCAGATGCAAGTAGATTATATCTTGTAAATTCACCAGCTTGTCATGCAGATGCATTTAAATTTAACGATGATGATATTTTTGCAGTTTCTAAAAAACTTTATCAATGGTTTAATACATTTAAATATTTTATTGAACATGCAACAAAGTATGAACAAGATGGATATAAAATTGATCCAACTTTATGTAAAAAATCAACAAATGTAATGGATTGTTGGATTTTATCTAGACTTTGTAGCGTAGTTAAAGATTTAGAACATTTGATGGGAAATCTAAAAGTTTATAAAACTAAGGATGTATTATATGCATTTATTGAAGATTTTTCGAATTGGTATATTAAGTTTAATAGAATTAGAATTAGTGGTAAGTCAACATTAGAAGACCAAGCAATGTCATTGTCAACATTATGGAATGTTTTACTTGTATTTTCCCAAATCGCAGCTCCATTTATCCCTTTTATGACTGAATTAATGTATCAAGAACTTAAAAAACTATTAGATGATAATCTAGAAAGTGTACATCTTTGTAGTTATCCAAAGGATAATATTTTTAAAACAGATTTAGATATTGAAAGAAAAATGAAAAGACTACAAATAATTTCTGGTATGGTTAGAACTCTAAGATCTCAAAGTGAAGAATCATCTAGTAATAAAGTACCTATTAAAATGATTACAATTGCTAGAGAGGATGACGATGATGATTTTATTAATGATATTAAATCATTCGAAAATTATCTAAAAGATGAAATTAATTGTATTAATATTGATTATACAAATCTAGTAGATCTTGTTTCATATAAATTAGTACCGAACCATAAATTTATTGGTAAAAAATATAAGAAATTTGCCAAATCAATTAAAGACTCTCTTAGTAACCTAGATCCTAATTCAATTATGGAAACTGATGCTGATCTTAAACTTAAAGTAAATTTTGATGGGGTTGACTTTAAAATTATTTTAGAAAGAGAAGCATTTGAATTTGAAGTTGAAATTAGTGCTAAATTAAACCAATTTGAAAAAGCATGCATGGTTAACAATACTTTGGTTATTGCTGATTTTGAACATGATTCTCAAGTAAAGGAATTACATTGTAAAAAGTTATTCATTAAGACAGTACAAGAATTAAGGAAGAAAAGTAAATTACATCCTTGGAATAAGATTAAGATTTACTATAAAACAAATGTTGAATATGCAAATATTCTTAAAAAATATGAACATGATATTAATAAAAGTTTACTTTACAAAATTTATGACCAAAATGAGAATAATTATGATGACAAAGAGGTTATAATTTGTTCTGGGCTTGATAAAATTAAAGATTATGATTTAGAAGTAACTATTACTGATCCAACAGGTGAACTAAACTTAAAGTAATTTATTTATTTATTTAATTATTTCTATTATTAAAAATATTTAAATATTAATGATAACTAAAAAATCCAGTAGGATCGAATCCATTTTCATCATCACTGGATTCAGAATAATTCCGATCTTGTCTATAACCTCTTCTAGATTCAGAATAGGAATTATTATTTGATCTATAACCTCTTCTAGATTCAGAATAGGAATTATTATTTGATCTATAACCTCTTCTAGATTCAGAATATGAATTATTATTTGATCTATAACCTCTTCTACATTCATCACAATCACAATCAGATTCATAACTATCAGAAGATAACGCATATTCTTCGTCCGAATAATATCTTCTTTTTCTATTTCTATTTTTATTTATTTTTTTAGATTTTTTTGGTTTACAATAATTATTATCACATGTACATTGTGTACAATCATCATCATCACCATCACCACAAGATGTCATACATGGATAAGTAGTAGTACAACTAGTAGTACATTTATAATTATTTTGACAAGTATCACAAGTACAATTATTATGGTGTACATCAGAATCAGAACAATCATGATAATCAGAACAATCATGATAACCAGAATAGTGGTTATTACATATTAAACAATGATTGAGATTTTCCTCACAGCAATCATCATTACCGTCTTTACAATCATCTAAATCATAATGTTCATGATTTGGATTCATGCATGATTCTTCTTCTTCTTCTTCTTCTTTGTTATCTTTAGGACAATCTTTTAAAATTTTATTTAAAGTTTTAGTTTTAAAAGATTTCCACTTATGAGACTGACATAAAATATCATTAGATGTAAAATTTGATATATCAATGCAACCAATTATCTTTTTATTTTTAATTATATTAAATTTAGTTTTTGTTTTAATAAAGAATTTAAAATTATTTATGTTATATCCTCTATTTGATATTAATGTTTTTATCTGTTCAATAGCAGTATTAATCAACATACTTTATATTATACTTATATAAATTAATAAAAATTTTTAAGTTGGTTAATGATTTTATCATAAAAATTGAATTTATTAATATATTTTTAATAAAAAAACTATTAGTATTAAAAAAATAAATGTCAAATAAAATCGTATCAAAAGGACATATAATTGACGATTATTGTTCAACAAAAAATGGTAATTTGGTAGAAAAAAATGGTGATGTGTATTCATGTATCTTAAATCAAACAGATATTGGTTCTAATAAAAATAAATTTTATATAATGCAGTTAATTAAGGAGACGTCTAACTGTATTCATTTTATAAGATATGGAAGAATTGGAGAACCCGGTAGAAAATCACAAATTAATTACACATCTGAGGAAAGTGGTATTAATGCTTTTAAAAAACAGTTTAGAACAAAAACTGGTAATAATTGGCATAGTAGAAAGAATTTTGTAAAAAAAAGTGGTAAATATTTTATGTCTGAAATTTCATATGAGGATGAATTAAAAGATGTAAAAGATGATAAACCACTAAAAGAAGTAAAATCAAAATTAAATAAAAAATTACAATATTTGATTGGTTTAATAAGTGATTTAAATATGATTAAGAGTACTTTAATTCAATTAGATATTGATACAAAAAAAATGCCGCTGGGGAAAATTAAACAAAGTCAACTTGACAGTGCTTTAAAAATATTAGATAATATACAAATAAAACTAACATCTTTAAAAGATGAGAAAGATAAAGATAAAATAAATTCTATTAATAAAGAAATTATAGAGTTATCATCATATTATTATACTTATATACCATATGCATGTTGTCGGAAAAAACCACCTTTAATTAATGATAATAATACAGTTGCAAAATATAAAGATACAATTGATGATTTAAGTAATATTGTTCTAACAACTAAAATTATTGAGAATAGAAATGGAAATGAAAATCAATTAGATAATGTATATAATAGCCTAAATTCAGAAATAAAACCCTTACGTCATAATACTAAAATGTGGAAAGCAATTAATGATTATTTTTATAATACACACGCACCGACCCATAATTTTAAACTAAATTTATGTGAAATATATCAAGTTTCTAGAAATGGTAAAAGTGATATATTTGATAAAAAAGCAAAAGAATTAGGTAATGTTCAATTATTAATACATGGTAGTAGATTATCAAATTGGTGTAGTATTTTACAAAAAGGATTGATATTGGATCCAAGTAAGTTAGGGGTATTTATAGCTGGTAAAATGTTTTCGCTTGGAATTTATTTTGCTAATTCTTTTTCAAAAAGTGCACAATATTGTGGTATTCCATGGAAAGGATCAGGAAAAGTTTGTTTTGAATTAGCTGAAGTAGCTTTAGGAAAGGAATCAAAAAGAAAACAAGCAGATTACTATATTTCTAAAAAATCGTTAGAAAAAGAAGGATGTGAATCATGTTGGGGTATGGGTAATATGACTCCTTCTTCATACACAACAGTAAATGATGTAAAAATACCAACAGGTAAATTAAAAAATTCAAATGTAGGATCAGTTTTAAGATATGATGAAAAAATTGTCTACGACACTGACCAATTTATGATTAAATATTTAGTTGTTGCTGACATGTCATATTAACGTGCTTAAAATAAAATAAAAATGTATAAACAATATTATTAATGGATAATAATAAATTTACATTTAATGCTGTAGATTTTAGTAAACTAACTGATATTGACAATGATATTGATAATAAAAATGATAAATTAGATGAATCATCCAAAAATATATTAAATGAAATATATTTAGAATTTGAAGATGATAATAATTCAGAATCAGAAGATGAATTAAATTTAGAAGAAAAATTATTTAAATATGTAGATAATAATATAGATAATATATTAAAAAATAGCGAATTTAAAGATAATTTATCTCCAACTAAAAATCAGTATACAAAGAATTTAATAGAAAATGATGGATATGATGAAGAATCAGCTATTAAAATTTCTTTATATATTTTATTAATGATGTATATTTTACTAGAAGGTGACTATAATTAAAAAAATTGATATATAAAAGTAATATATTTAAGGCTTTAGATAGTATAATTAATTATATAAAAGATGAGTGTAAGTGAGTCAAATTTAACAAAAAAACAAAAGGAAGAATTAAACAGATTAGAAAATGTATTTAATAATTTATCAGATTCAGATGAATATTTAGAACGAGGTGATGATAATTATGTGGGTTCAAGTGTATTTATTCAATATGATTCAGATAATGATGATAAAATTCTAAATGATGATTTGGTAGACACAACACCGTATAGTGCTGATAAATACGATTCAGATGATGAAAGACTTGAAGTATCAAATGCATAAAAAGTTGATTAATTTATCCAAAGTTAATAATACTTAAATATATATTTGTATAACTAATATATTTAAAATGGGCGTAGTTGAAATTGAAAGTGTTGAACAATTTGATGGTATTCTTCTTAACAATGATAATCAACATGAAAAGAAATATATTTTTGTAGATTTTTGGGCTTCTTGGTGTATGCCATGTAAGATAATTTCACCTACTTTCCATAAGTTTAGTGATGAATATAATAAAAATGTTTATTATGTAAGTATCAATATTGATAATTTAGAAGAACTATCAACAAGATATAATATTAAAAGTATTCCAACTTTTAAAACATTTGAAGTAGGATCATTAGAAACAGAATTAGAAGATTTCGTAGGAGCAAATAAAACAAAACTAGGAGAGAAACTAAAACTTCTCGACGAAGGAATAAAACTTGATGAAGATTTTTAATTTATTAAATAATTTTAAAATTATTACAATTAAATATATTGTAATAATATAATGGAAATAGGTATATTAGACCCAGATGGAAAAAATAATAATCCTTTAACTGATAACCCATATTCACAAGATTATAAAGATTTAGCAAAAATATGGAGTAAATTTCCTGCTTATGATAAAGCTGATAGTATAATTGAACATATAAAAAATAACCAAGTATTATTAATTATTGCAGAAACAGGTTCGGGAAAGACAGTTTTAGTTCCTAAATATACTTTACATGCTTTTGATTACAATGGTAAAATTGCAATAACACTACCTAAACAAATGATAGCAAAATCAGCAGCTGAATTTTCTGCAAAAACATTAGATGTGGATTTAGGTAAAGAGGTAGGATATCAATATAGAGGATCTAGAAAATCTGCTAAAAGTAATGATACTAAATTACTTTATGCTACTGATGGGACAATAAAAGCAAGATTACTAAATGATCCAGAACTAAAAGATTTCGATGCAGTAATTATAGACGAAGCACATGAAAGAAAAGTCCAAATAGATTTTTTATTTTATTTATTGAGAGAAACTTTAAAACTTAGACCAGAATTTAAAATTATAATTATGAGTGCGACAATTAATGCTGATATATTTGTTGATTATTATAAAAATTTTAAATTTAAGAAATTAAACATCGCAGGTAAAACTAATTATCCAATTACGTCTATATTTTTAGAAAAAAAAATAACTTATGACAATATACTCAATAAAGGATTTGATATAGTTATAAAAATTTTAGAAGAAGATATTAAAAATACTGGTGATATTATGTTTTTTGTTACTACTGTTAATGAAGCAATTGATATGTGTAAAAAGTTAAAAAAATATTTAGAAGATAGAGGTGATAAAAGTACTAAAGAAACATGTAAATTAACATGTAAAGGTGATATATTTTGTGTTGAAGTTTATTCAGGAATGGATCCAAATAGACAAAATTTAGCACAAGATAAATCTAAATATAAAGAGGAAAGTACATATAGTAGAAAATTAGTTGTAGCAACAACAGTAGCTGAATCATCACTTACAATTGATGGAATTAAATATGTTGTTGATTCAGGTCACGAACTTAAGGGTTCATACGATCCAATCAATAGAGCAAAAAAATTAGATAGAAAATTAATATCAAATGCACAGGCAAAACAAAGAATGGGTAGATCTGGTAGAACTGGTCCGGGTGTATGTTATCATATGTACACAAAGGAAGTATTTGAAGATGAAATGGATAGATTTCCAGATCCTGATATAAGAAAAACAGATTTATCAAGTGAATGTTTAAGTATTCTAAATATTGATAAAATAAAAACAGTAAGTAATTTAAGAAATGTATTTTCAGAATTTATAGAACCACCAACAGAAAAATATATTAATACTGCAATAATTAATTTAATGGAAATTGGAGCTATAGAATTAGATGAAATTAGCGAAACTGGAAAATTTATTATTGAATTAAGAACAGATCCAATGGATGGATTAGCATTGATATTTTCTAAAATATACAATTGTTCATATGAAATGATTAAAATTATAAGTATGATAGAAGCTTCAAAAAAGAATCTTTCAAGTTTATTTAAACAACCAAAATTAGTAATGAATAAAGGAGAAAATAAAGATAATTTTACAAAAAAACAAAAGAAATTAGAAAATGAATTTAATAAAAAGAAAGAAAAATTTAAACATAAATATGGAGATCATTTAAGTATATTAAAAATATATGAAGAATTTAGTAGATTTAATTATAAAAATAAAAATAAAAAAGAAAAAGTAATAGAATGGTGTAATAAAAATTATTTAAAATATAAAGTTTTAGATAAAGCAAGAAAAACAGTCCAAAAGCATAAAAGAATTCTCATAAATAAATTAAATGATTTAGATTTAGATAAATTAGATATAGAAAAGAGAGATGATATCTTAAAACTTGATTTAGATGATAGAATAATTTCATGTTTAATGATAGCTTATAGAACAATGACTGCAGTAAGACATCCGTCTAAAGACTATTATAAGACACAATATTCTAGAGATCTAAAAATAAAAATATCAAGAGATTCTTTTTTAAACTTTAATAAAAAATCACCATCTTCCTTACCAAAGGATGTATTTTATTATGAATTATTTATATCAATGAATAGACCATCACTTAACATAGTATCAATAATACCAACTAATATAATTCCTATCTTATTAAAAAATTGATATAATTGATTAATTAATTAAATAATTATAAATTTAAATAAAACTTATAATTATAAATGGGTTGGTCTTGGGAACATAGAATTGCTTTTGGTATATATGTTAAATCAAGAATATCCAAAATACCTCTTAAATTACTTTTAAAAAGATATGAAGGAAAAATAAATTATATGGGTCACCCAGATTTAATTGATGTTGTATTTGTATATTTAAATTCATCTTATCAATGTTTAAATGAAGCTGATGGATCATATGCTTATAGTTCACCAGATCCTTCAGGTGATAAATTTAATGAACCAAAACATCCAATATTTCATAAAAAAATAGAAGAAGGTCCTGAATCGGTAATAAAACCATCAGATTTAGGAATATTACATGATATAAAACAAAGATGTGAATGTTTAGATGGTAATCCTATATGGGTAGAAGATGCTTCTATAGATTATTAACCATTGGTATTTTTCTAATTAATTCATCCCCATTATACTGGTATTTGATATCACCATTTCTTATATAACCAAGAGATTCATAAAAATGAATAAGTTTTCCATGTTTTTCAGATAATTCTTCTGCAATCAATTTAATTTTATTTATCCCTCTAGATTTGAGTTCCATTTTTACATGAATTAGTAGTTTTTTCCCAAGAAAATTACCACGAAATTCTTCTTTGATACAAATATATTTAATAAATGCATAGTCTTCTGGATAATTTACAATACATTTACCTAAGTTTTGTCCATTCCTTATTAATATAAAATATTCATCAGCTCCAATATTTGTTGATTCAAGAGTATACATCTTTATTATTAAATTATTTTAATAATAGTGATGGTTAATATTTATAAATTCAATTTTTTAAATTATAACTTGTACCTACACATTTATCATTAATATAAACCATTCCATGTTTGCCATCTCTTCCTTTATTTAAATAATAATTTTTATACTGTAGAAAATGTTCTGGTACTTTTAAATTATTATCAACACAATATTTATAAATTGTATCACCATACCATGTTTCAGAATTATCATTAATTTTAACACCATGTTGACATGGTAACGACTCCATACACGATTCATAATATTTAAAATCTGGAGAAACCTCTATTAATTTATTAAAATCGTCCATATATTAGTTATGTATATTAATATATAACTAAATTAGGATAATAAATAAACTCACTTATTAAAAATCATAACATCGTCAGTTTCCCATTCATCTTCCCACCAACTATCATAAGTTTTTCCATTTAACATTGCTTTTTCGAATCGTTCCATTTTTAAATCAGTATTTGGAGAAATATATAAACCTTTAAAATCATTACTAACATCTTCCCAATTTATCTTTATTTTATCATCGTCTAAGAAACCATATTTGTTAGTAAATTTATCAAATTTGCTTAGTTTTTCTATTTTAAGGATATTAAATTTATTTGATTTAAGACTTGTACTTAATTCATCTTTATCTATATTAGATAATTTAACTATTTTGTAAAATACTTCAGTATCACTTTTATCAGTTATCATTCTTTTTAATTCTTTTAAATGAGTAGGATCAGTTTCATTATAATCATTATATTCATCAAATTCATCACAATCCGAACCAGTGCATATAGTTGTTTCGTCAATTGGGGGGACGTATGAGTATAAATTACCTTGTTGTATTAAATGTAAGTATTTATTTTTGTATTTCTTATATTTATGATAATAAGACATTTATATATAAGAACTACAAAATTATTTAACATGTTTTAATTAGTTTATAAATTCCATCGAAAGTTTTACATTTAAAGTTATTATCTATAATTGTTTCTTGTGTATCAGTTATATAATCAGAATTAAACTCTATAAAAGTATTAATTTTTTTGAAGTTAGAATTTAGATCATAATAATCTTTAAATTGTATAACTATTATTTTCATAATTATTATTATGATTTACAACAACTTCTGAATTTGATTTTTTATAATTTTCATAAGTTTTAAATTGTTCGTGTGGTTCTAAGTTATTATCAATAAAATATTTATAAATTTTGTCACCAAACTATGTTTCTTTATTACCATTATATACAACACTATATTATGCAGGATATGTGGAACGGTAAATAGAATAATATTCTAGATTATCATCAACTTTAATATATATTCCATTCATTTTTACTATTATATTTTTATTATTATACTTTTATATTTACTATTATATTTTTATTATTATACTTTTATATTTAAGTATTTGCCTCATGGTATCTATTTAAAAAATTGATTTCTATTCTTCAATGATATAAAACAAATATACTTATAGTATATAGAAGTATGTGGAAATATCTGATCGGAAACAAGCCTAGACCATCTAAGACAAAGTATGAGTTTAAAATGTTACACTCGTTCGAAAAAAGACAAAAAGAAGCATTGAGAATTAGAGAAAAATATCCAGATAGAGTCCCAATTGTCTTAGAAAAGTCCGATAGTTCAGATGTTGTTGATATAGATAAACACAAATATTTAGTACCAGAAGATATGACTATAGGTCAATTTATGTATTCAATAAGAAAGAATATGAAGATTGACTCATCACAGTCAATATTCTTCTTTATTAATAATGTAACAATACCAAGAATGGAAGATAATTTTGGTATAATTTATGAAAAAAATAAAGATAAAGATAATTACTTATATATAACTTTTAGTTCAGAAATTGCATTTGGATAAAATATAATAGGAACTGCGTACAATAAAATAATATTATTTAATTAAGTATTATATAAAATGCAAATAAATGGAGAAAATAACGAAGAAGAAACTTTTGTATGTGGAGTATATTCACTACAAGGTGTAAAAAATAAAAATGCTGTAAAAATTAATCATTTAGAAAATATTAAATTAAAAAAAGATGAAAGAATCCAAGATACATTATTAAATGAATATAACATTTCACCATTTGTAAATGGAGAAGTATTTGCATGTAATATAACAAATCATTATTTAGTATCAACAAAGAAACTTCCAATGTTATATATTAATATAAGATGGAATAAATATAAAATGGTTAAGCCAATTTTATATAAATTATTTCTTTATTTTACAATAGAATCTGAAGTAAAATCAAGTAAAGATTTATTAGAAAATAGACTATATGGTAAATTTACATTAGATGTACTAATTGATAATATGAATAGAGAATTAGAAAACACAGTTGATAAATTCCCAGGAAATGAACAAATGATTAAAATATTAGAAGATTTTACAAATACTGAAGAAATGAAAGAAATAATAAATGGTTTAATAGAAAGAGAAGAAAAAAAGAGAGAAGAAATGTTTAAAGCAGAATTTGAAGAATATAAATCTATACCAAAACCTACAATTTCATTAGATGATTATTTAGAATAAAATATTAAATACATAAAATTATATTTATTTAATATTTAAATAAACCAAGCACTTCCTAAAATTACTATTGAAGAAAGAGCTAATAAACCAATATTATTTAATTTTTCTTTATTTTTATTATCATGTTGATAATTAATTTGGTCTACCGAATAATTTAAACAAGTTGAATCAGAATTATATATATCAAAATTATCATCTATACTGAGGAATAAATTCTCCTTTGATTTACAAGGAATAATATTATTAACATTATTTAGATTATCAAAAGATTCGAAAAAATAATTTGAATCCCTGATATTATATTGTTCAGATAATTTATCAATATCTATTACAGTTTCATTATTATCATTTATGAATACGATATTTATATTATCACTAGTATCATCACTATTATCATCACTATTATCATTACTATTATCATCACTAGTATTATCACTATTGTCATCACTAATATCATCACTGTTATCATCACTATTATCATCAATATTATCTTCTATCAAAGTGCTATTCATAATACTAGACAACAAGCTTTCGGATTGATCTTCACTACTGATTAATAAATTTTCTGGATCACATTCATCATAAATACTTAATGATTTTGTTAAATTATTACTCTCGTTATCATAATCTTTACTAATAATTGAGTCATTGTCAATATAATTATCTATAATATTAAGACTTGATATTGTTGATGTTGAAAAATTAATACTAATAAATCCATCTATATCACTATAACTAGTATCCATACTTACTATATCTTCAAATTTATCTTTATTATCTTTTTTATTTATAAATTTTTTTTTAAAATTAGTAAAAATATTTCCCAATAATCCATTTTTAACTTCAGAATTATTTAAATCATAATTTTCTAGACTAGATTTATCATATTCATTCATATCATATTTATCTAATCCTAGGTCTAACGATTCATCAGAAGTGTCTACATAAATACTTTTTATATGATATGATACAAAATTTTCTAAATCATTATATTCTTTTTTCTCAAACTTTTGTTTATTCATTATAAATAAAACGACATATATATACTTTTTAAAATAATTTGTGTGATTATATTTAAAAAACTATATAATAATTATAAATAATGAGTACAAACCAATTTAATATATTTATTGAAAAATTAAATGAGATACAAAATTATAGTTGTTTTTATTTATATGATATAGTAAAATATTTACCTTGTATTGGTATACAAGAAGATAATTTAGATGATTATATAATTAAAGAAAATCAAAATAAACAAAATATTGATATAGATGAAATTAGTAGGAAGTATAAAAAAACTGTAAATATAGATAATAATTATTTTAAATAAGTATAGTTTAATTTTATACAATTTAATATAGATTATATAATAATTAAATAATGTTGTTATATGGACTTTATATGTCTCCATTATGGAAAGATCTTGATCAAAAAAGTAGAGCAATTAGAATATTAGTATTAGGGGCTGTAATTTATGTTGTATTATATTCAGTTCTTTATTCAAAAATAGCGAATATTTTTAGCACAATTACAAGTTATAGAAAATATATGTATATTATTGCAGCTTCTGATATTGCCTTAACTTTTAGTAATTTTTATAAAAACTATAAACCTGTCGATAAAAAAAAGAAAAAAAAGAAGAGGTTGCCTTATTATGAACATTTAGCTAGATTTCAAATACCACAACAACAAAATATACAAAATCAACTAGTTCATCAATCAGTTGAACAACCAATAAATAGTTATCAAGAAAAACCAATTAAAGAAGAAATTTTTGTAAAATCTTTTAAAGATAGTAAAAAAAAATTACCATTAATAAAATTAGATGAATTAAGACAAATAAACATGAATAAAAAACCAGAATTACTTGATGAAGATGAAGATGATGATGATCAAAGTATTTCATCAATACCAGTTTATAATAATAATCAAGAAAGTATACCTATTTATAAATCAAAAATTGAAGAAAATGACGTGAATAATGAAAATGAAAGCATTCCAGTATATAATCAAAAAATATAAATTAAATATTTAAACAATTAAATATATCAATATACTATTAATTATGAGAGATCATTATTTAAAAATACAAGATTTTAGTAAAGATATAGAGGACATTAACAATGTATTAAAGAGTTTAATACAAACAAAGTATATAAAACCATCAAACTATAATGTTTATTCATACAATTTATTTCCCAATAATTATCAACCATCAGGTTCTGCGAATTATAGTTTTGTCACAAATAATATACCTATTGGTCAATCACACGGGCAAAGCATAACAACTGGTTCTTATGGTGTTATTATTGGAGAAAATGCTCCATCTATCAATCTTAATGAATTACCAAATATACCTATTGGTCATTCACAAGGGCAAAGCATAACAACTGGTTCTAATAGTATTGTGATTGGAGAAAATGCTCCATCTATCAATCTTAATGAATTACCAAATATACCTATTGGTGAACCACCTACCAGAAGTACCAGAAGATTTACAGGTAATGATGGTATACCTATTGGTTATAATAGTGTAACCGGTATACCTATTGGTTATAATAGTGTAACCGGTATACCTATAGGTCAGAATGTTTATATTGGAACGACTATTGAAAATTAAAAATTGAAAATTATATTATCTATTACATCCTAATAGATAATATTAGTAACTCAACTATATCTGGTTTAAATATTGGTGATAGTGTAAAAACAATTGGTCTTCCTTGTTATCAAGGTGATAATGTACCGGTTGGTACAATTGGAACAGTAGTCGGTTTTAGAGAAAGATATGAAGGAACACCAAACTATTATAGACAAATTATCGTATCATTTGAGAATTATCATTCAAATACAATTTGGAGAGGTAATAGAGGATTTCCTTATGATGATTACAAACTTATTAAAATTTAAAGTTTTTTTATGAATTTCTCGTAACTATTTACGACAGTTTCATTTAAATTTAAATCATTATGACTACCTTTTAAATCTAATGTTTTTACAAAAGGATTTGTTTTTACTAAAATATCTCGATGATGAATATCAATCAAACTATCATTATTACTATGACTTATTAAAATTGGTATATTATTCCAAATATTTTTAATATATTTTTTTGAATCAAAATCAGATTGTAATAAAGATACAAATATTGGAGAAAATAGGTCATATGCAATGTCTTTCAATGAACTAAATCCCGATTGCATGATAATACCTTTCGGTAAAAAAATATTTTTTGATTTATTTTTTGTGCATAAATAATTTCCCAACCATGCTGATATAGAACTTCCTAATGAATTACCATATAATGTAATATTATTAGGACTTATATTTTTTTTAATTAAATATTTCCAAACTGAATAAATATCATCATTTACACTAGTTTCATCAGGATAATGAGTATTATAACTAAAGCTTTTACCAAATCCTCTATAATCATAAATAATAAATGATGATATTTTAGCGAATTTATATATAATTGGAATCAAAGAAACAATAGAACCAGCATTTCCATGGGAATAAATAATATGATCTGTTAAATTAGGGTTATAATAATAAATTAAATTAATTTTATCTCCTGATTTAGTTTTAATATTATCCTCAAATAAGTATACTTGGTGACCTACTAAATCATTTAATTTATTATTATGATATTGTAGATTAAAATTTACATTATTATCTAATACTTCTGGTTGAAATATAAATTTTTGTTCAACTTTATATAAAACTTTTTTAATTATTAAAACTATGATTACTAAAATAATTATAACTAATAAATATTTGTACATATTATTAATAATTATCAAAAATTTATTTTTATATAAACCAGCTATATAGATAATAATGGATTCTATACAAGAAGGTAAGTTTTCTTTAGAAGTATTGATACAAACAGGTCCAGCAGAGAAAGTAATATATAAAGGTTTTAACTATTATGATATGAAAGATGGATCACAATTTAAATTAAAACTAGGAAATCATTCAGATAGAAAAACAGATGCACATATTTGGTTTGATCGTGATAAGATTGGAATTTGGAGAATCAATCCTTATTCTGAAGTAGTTGTAAGTTCTAATAATTTTATTGCAATAAGAAATGATAAACAATATTTACAAAAAGATTTATTAAGAATAGTTTATCTACCTGAAAAATATGAACCAAAGATAGATTATAATAATCCCACAATTATGTATTCATGTAATGGTAGTATTAATAGAAAGTGTTTTAATAATTATACTGATACCGTTACACCAGTTGATAAATTAAATAAAAGATGTTTATTACCAGCTTGTGATTACCTAAAAAATAGACCATTATATGGTAAAGGATTAATATCAACATTTCCTGAAACTGCTCAAAAAGGTTTAGGTATTAATACACCATTAGGAAAATTAAATAGTAGATATAAAAAGGTCGAACCATTAAAAGAAGTTGACGAAGAAATGAAAAGAACAGTATATTCTAGAATCATTCCAAATAAAGATAGTCCTAGTAATAGAAGAAAATATAATGGTATTAAACAATCTAAATATAATGACAAAGTACCTCCATTAATGGATTTAAGATATCCAAGTCGCCCACACACATGTAATGTAGATAGTGATTTTACGTTTAGCAAAGTTTATTACTTTGCATAATTATAAAAATTGAATTATTAATATCTAATATAATTTATTAATAATAAAATAGTACAAGATGGATACATCTATTTTTGACAAGTTACAAAATCATGATTGGAATCTTCCATTAGTTGATAGAAGTATTGATAAAATAAAAGCACAAAAATACATTAATAAATTAAGGACATGTGATAAAAATGATGCAAATTATGCTCAATATGTTTTAGATCGTACTATTTATGTTCCATTTAATGAATTTAAAGCTTTTTTAATAGAATGTTTCAATCTATTTAAGAAGGAAATTGGCAACAAACCATTTTATATTTTATGTGATTATGAATGTATTAATTCAGAACATTGGTTAATAATACTTTTATGGAAGAATATAAAAGAATTAAATTTTAAGGGTTTAATTAATGCTGATAAAATAATTCCAAATAAAAAATATGATATTTTATTAATCGATGATGCTATATATAGTGCTATTACAATGTCTGAAAGAATATTTGATTTTATGGAAAATATAGGTTTATCTAAGAATAAATATAGATATGTACGTAATAAATTAAATTTAGATCCAAAAAAATTTAATTTTCATATAGTTTGTCCATATGTATCAAAACTAGGTAAAGAGTTTATTGAAATGTATGATGGTAAAGATTGGTGTAGTAATACTTTTTATAATATTATCACAATAAAACCAAATAACAAGTACAAAAATGAAATAATGTATAGATTTATATCATGTGTCCGTAATTGTGCTTTATACTTTGATCATAGAGTTGCATGCGATGATAGCACATTTAGAAGGATATATATAGACGGAAACATACCATCAACTAAAGAATATACAGGAAGTCTTCTTAATAATAATTATTCAAGAGAAAAAATAGATCAGTTTAAAAGATTATATAAGGAATATTTAAAAGTTAAATCAGAACAAGTTTAAAACCAATTTTTTTATAATAAAAATAAATCTAAAACAATTTAAAGGTGAGATTATTTATTATAAAATAACAGCAATGGGAAGAAAGAATACATTTTTACCAAAAAATTTAAAAAAGTCGAAGTTATTTAAGGAATTAAAATATGGTGATAAAGTTGAATGGTATCCAGATGGAACAACATTAGAAGACTATATTAAGGACCTATTATCTAATTTTCCAATTAAATCGGTAGATGAAATTGGTGAGTTAAATAATTATAAAAATTATCAACTAGTTGGAAAATATGAAATAAATAGTCATTTAAAAGTTGATTCTGACGATTTTAATTATATGTATTTAATATGTGATCCAGAATTCAAGCTAATTAGTTTTAGTATTGAAACAAATTATCCTTCATTTTGGTATACATATGAAACTCGAAAAGAATTAAGTGTTGCATTTGACATGTTATATGAATCATATAATCCGAAAGAGTACAATTTAAATTTTAAAAACAATTGTAGGGGATTTATTGGTACAGATGATGCATTAGAAGGTGATATTGATTATATAACCAATCAATTTATAATTAATCCAGATTCAGAATGTTTATTTTGGGGTTCAAAATGGAGAGATTATCCATTTAGAAGTCTATTTAATGGAAAAGTTTCACATAAACAGATATTAATGATGGCATCACAAGCAATGAAACAATCAGAGGGCGAACCATTTAAATTAAATGTAAGATCAAAGTTTTCAAAATCTATAATAACAATTGAAGATTACAAGGGTATTTATATAGCGAATGTAAAATATAATCCAATTGAATACAAAGGTATCGAAAAAATATTAACAAATAATAAAGATAGAGATTATCCATTAGATTTACCAATTGATGTAATAACAAGTATGATGATATATCCATTTTTATCACATAATAGTATTTTAAAATTAAATAAATTAACAAATTATAATTTTTATATAGCAACTTTAATCGCCAATACAAAAAATATGAGTGAAGAATTAGTACCACTAACAAAAGAAATCATCAAAGAAAATAAGAATGATAATTCTATAAAAACTATGTGTGAAAATTTTTTAAAAACTCTTAAATTTAATATGGACGTAGATGAATTATTTGCAGATAAAAGTGTAGCATCATATATAGAAAATAAGATAGCAAATATACAAAATAATGTACAAACTTTCGAACAAGTAAAAGATGATATTTATGAAGAAATAGAAGATAGAATAGAAAATCTAAAAGAAGGTGATAATGATGCAAAAGAACAAATGACTAATATTATTAATAATATATTAGTAACAAATTTATCTCTACATCAATAAACTAATATTTAAAAAATTGATAAAATTATATTATTTATGTATTTGGATACTTAAATAATATATTAATATGGATAATGAAATAATTATTTTAACAGTTTCAGAAGTGAACAATTTAATAAAGAACATAATAAATAAAAAATTTAATGAAAGTGTAACAATAATTGGTGAAATATCAAATTTTAAAATATCAAGAAAACATGTTTTTATGAATCTTAAAGACAAAGATAGTATAATTAATGTTGTTTGTTGGAATTTTATAGATAGATTTAAGGATATATCTCTAAAAAATGGAGATAAAGTAAAAATTATTGGATATATAAATATTTCTCCAAAATATGGTACTTATAATTTAACTGCTTTAGGATTTGAATTAGATGGTACAGGTGATTTACAAAAAGAATACGAATTAACTAAACAAAAATGTCAAGAAGCAGGATTTTTTAATAATAAAACAAAACAAATGTTACCACATAAAATCAACAAAATAGGAGTAATAACTGCTTTATCTGGTGCTGCATTAGTAGATTTTAAGTCAGTTTTAAATAATGGTGGATATAAGGGAAAATTATATATAAAAGGTTGTAATGTTCAAGGAAAAGATTGTCCAAAAACTATAATAAATAGTTTAGAATATATGGATAATTTAGATTTAGATGTGATTATATTAACTCGCGGAGGAGGATCATTTGAGGATTTATTTGGATTTTGTAATTACGAATTATTAGAATCAATTTTTAAAACAAAAACATGTACAATATCTGCGATAGGTCATGAAATAGATTTTATGTTATCTGATTTTGTAGCAGATATACGAGCATCAACACCATCAGTTGCTGGAGAAATAATTTATAAACATCAAAAAAGTCTACATAATTTACAAGAATATAATAATCTTTTAAATAAAACAAAATATAAAATTCAAAATAATTTATATAATTATAAACTAAATCTTTTAACATTAGAAAAAAAACTTGTTCCATATGATAGAATTTTAGATAATTGTCAAAAAGATATCAATGATTTTTATAATAATATTAATATTAGGTTAAAAAATAGAATTAAAGATATAAATAATATGTTAGATAATAATTTAATAAGACTTGAAAATGCACACCCAAAGCAAATATTAAACCAAGGATATACACTTATATCATATCCAGAAACAAATGAATTAATAAAATCAATAAATGATTTAAAAAATTTCATTAAAACAGGTGAAAAATTGAAGATACAATTTAAAGATGGTACTGGTTTTATAACATTATGTAACTTAGATATTATAGATGAGTGATAAGATAAAACATTTAAAATCCATTGATAAACAGATAAATTCTGTTACTAAAATTGTAAAAAATTATGAAAAACAACCTACTCATCAAAAACTACCTCAACAATATGATGATATTACTCAAAAAATAAAAGGTATAAAAATGAACATTGAAGAATTTATTAATATTATTGAAGAACCTGATCAATATGAAGATCCAGATAGTATTGATCTAGAAGATATTAATGAACATGATAAATTTTCAATACATTTAAGTGAAATTGAAGAAATAAGAAATACATTAAATAATAATACTAATTTAAGTTTATACAGAGAGGCTGAATTGTATTTAAAATTACATTCACTAGTCAAATTATGCAATGACTACATAGAGGGACAAAAATTAGAGATTATCTCAGTTTAATTTATAAAAAAGTTGAATTACTTTTAAGTTAGTTAATTATTAATTAATTTAAGAGAATAAACACTATAAATATTAAATTATATGGTAAAGCAAAAAACTAACATGAGACCAATATTACCCACTATTATAAATTCTAATAATATCTTAATAAATAGGATAAGAACTAATTCGAGATATAATTTTAGAAAAACTCCTTTAGTTAATTATAAAAATGAGAATCATGGTATTATACGATTAAATAAAAATAAATTTATCAATAGAAAAATAAATATAGAAACAAGGCAAAATAAAAGTATAATTCAAGAAAAGAATTCTAAAAATATATGGAATGATTTTAATAAATTACTAAAAATTGACGGTATCAATAAAAATAATATTAATTATAAAAAAGAATGGGTATCTGCATCAGCAGTAAAAAATTACCTATTAAAAGATCCGTCAATTGACTGGATCAAAGAATATTATGTAAAAAAAGGATATACTGAATATTCAAATAATATACCAAATAAATTAAGAACAATAATAAAAGATCAGCATGAAAAACAAGTAAAAAAAGAAAAAGATAAATTATCAATCTTATTTGAAAAGGGGAATAAGTTTGAAGATGAAGTATTAAGTTATTTAAAAAATAAATATCCAAATTCATTTAAAACAGTTGTAACAAGTACAAGAAATATAAAACCAGAAGATATGGGCAGGACCATTGAATTTATGAAACAAGGAATACCAATTATTGAACAAGCTGTTTTATATAATTATGAAAATTATACATTTGGAGCAGCGGATATATTAATTAGGAGTGATTGGATAAATAAAATTTTTGAACAAGAAGTTTTAACAAACGATGAAATAAATATTAAATCTCCAAAATTAGGTCATAATTATCATTATATTGTAATTGATATTAAATGGACAACATTACATTTATGTGCAAATGGTTTAAATATCAGAAATTCAAATAGATTTCCTGCTTATAAAGGCCAATTAGCAATTTATAATGCTGCAATTGGTTTAATTCAAGGTTATACTCCATTAAAAGCATATATATTAGCGAAAGGTTGGAATTATCAAAAAAATAACATAAAATATACTGGTAAAAATTGTTTTGATCTTTTAGGAGAAATTAATTATGAAACTTTTGATAGTAATTATATAGAATTAACAAAAAAAGCTATTAAATGGGTAAGAGAAGTTAGATACAACGGACATAAATGGACAATGACACCACCATCAGTTCCAGAACTGTATCCGAATATGTGTAATAGATATGATATTGGATTTCATGGAATAAAAAACCAAATTGCAGATGAAAATGACGAATTAACTCAAATATGGATGGTTGGTGTAAGAAACAGAGAGGTAGCTCATAATAATGGTATATTCAAATGGTCTGATCCTGAATGTAATGCAGAGATTATGGGTATACGTGGGAAAAAAATCGCACCAATTGTAGATCAAATAATACATGTTAATAGAGATAATTTAGAAGGATATGTATATCCATCTATTATAAAAAATAATGTGAATGATTGGCATCATAAACATACAACTGATTTTTATGTTGATTTTGAATCAATAAATGGAGATTTTTATGAATCTAATATGAATATAGAAGATTCAAGTGTAGACAATGGTGTAGTTTTTATGATTGGAGTAGGATGGGAAAGAAATAACAAATGGTATTATCAGTGTTTTACAATGGATTCTTATAATAGAAATGAAGAAATGAAAGCTATGGATCAATTTACTAATTTTATAAAAAATCAATGTAATAGAACTAGAAGGAAGCCAACATTATTCCATTGGGGTAATGCTGAATTAACATTATTCAATAATGTTAATAAAAGACATAATTATAGATGGTCTAATTGGTATAAATCAATTAATTGGTTAGATATGTGTAAAGTATTTACGGAAGAACCAATTATAGTAAAAGGTGCAAAAAAATTTGGTATTAAAGTTGTTGCAAATGCTATGAGACATCATAATTTAATTGAAGTAGGATGGGATCGTAATGGTCCTAGTGATGGTTTAAATGCAATGCTTGAAGCAGCAGACTATTATAAATTTATTGAAGGAAAAATAAATAGTACAAGTAATGATAATAAATATAATCTATCAGAAACAAATAAACAAGAAGAACTATTTAAAAGTATAATAAAATACAATGAAGTTGATTGTAAGGCTTTATGGGAGATAATTAATTATCTAAGGAAAAATAACACAAAATAGTGTTTTATTTATTAACTAATTAAAAATTGAAAAATATAATATTTATACTTAAGAATTAAATATTATTATTAATCAAATATGAGTACATGTAACAATATTCCTCAGAATTCTACGAATTCAAAGTTGCATTGTGTACCTGAAGAACTTGCTTTTCCAAAGACTTTAAATAAAAAAGCATGGATAAAATATTTTGGAAGAAAATTAACAAAACAAGAAACTAATATTATTGAGGGGTTTAGATCAGAACAACATATGAATAATTTGATTGATAAATTAAATGAATTATGTAAAAAAAATAATATGTATATACCTATTTTAACTGAAATTTCAGGTGATTGTATGTTTGAATCTCTAGTTTATCATAATATAGGTAATAATATAATATCATTAAGACATGGATTAGCTTGGATGATGTATATTTTTAAGGATTATAAATATTTTATACCAAAAGATGATTCAACATTAAATGATAAATTTATAATATCTAATTGTGGTAATGAAGGTACTGAATATGTAGTTTGTAAAAATAAAAATATGAAAAAAAATGATAGAAAATTCTATAAATATACATATGATACGATGTGTCAGGATATTACTAATTGTGGTAGTTGGAGTAAATTAGAACCACATATTCTATTATCAGTTATATCAATACTTTATAAGGTTGAATTTATAATTTTAGCAGTATCTGAAAATGGTAGTGCTGTTCATACAATCAATGCATTTCAGAATTCTGAAACACAACCTAAATTAAAAAAAGTATACTTGGGAAACATAGATAATTTTCATTACTTTCCAATAGATATTTTAAAAGATGAAATTAATTCTAGTGTAAAATATTATTCAGAAAATAGAGAAAAATTTATAAAGTGGGCTAACACGGTAGAAAAAATTAAAATAATACAATATAATAAACATTTAAAAAAAATACAAGATAATGATAAGTTAGATGAAAATGAAGATAAAAAAATTAAAATTGATACATCAAATTTAGAATCAATTGATATTAATATAACAAACCATAAAAAAAATTAATTTATAAAAAATTGATATTATGATTGTCTGAGAATGACAATATAGTATAAAGTAATACTTATTTACTAGGATATTATATAAATAATTATAATGGCTAATACTACAATTAACTCGATGAATGATTTGCGTACTGTTTACGATACTTCTATTTTGAAGTTGGCTAACCAGATGGCTACTGAGAGGATGATGTCTAATGACACCTATCCTTTCCGACATAGGGCGGCATTTTTATGCGGGATACGAGGTTACAATTGCAAAAAAGGGGAACAACTCAACTAGAGAATATTATAGAGGTTGTTGTTATGGATGTCATGCTGAAGTTAGTGCAATGAAGAAATTGCCACCGAATAAAAATAAAAAAAGAAAAAT